GATTCCAGCATTCACATGTATTTATGCCTACAGCCTCCTAATACAAATAATTTCAGCCTAGGATCGATGATACCCTCCTCCCATAAAGTTAATAATTGATCTCTTATATAAGCAGTCCAAAAGTCCTTTTGCATCATGCCCAGCTGTCGCTTAGCATGCCAGGGTACAAAGTTCACGGTGGAATCCATGGTTCGCAAGTCTGCACAGGTGAAGCCCAAGCAACACGGACCGGCCGACGAGTAGAAACAGGCGGGGAGGCGGCCCACAGGGATATCCGCTTGGTGACCGGACGAAAACGCAGAAGCGGCAGAGGACGGAGAGCCGGCAGAAGTCCCCGAGACGGAAGGTCCGCTGGGTTGTCCGCGGAGGGGACGTAACAGAAGGACGTCCCGCGAAGAATCCAGTTGGCAACACAGGCGAGCAGCCATGGAAACGAAGTTAGCTTACCGGAGAGGACCACGGAGTTATCAGTGCCCAACAACCGAGCTCCTGTCCAGCAGCGAGCAAGGCAGGCGGCTATAAGCTCCGCGGTAGCAATCGGAAGTGAGAAACCGAAAGTACCGGAAATGAGTTGACAGGTGGTGCAAATGCCCCAACCAGTGGGAGTTGCGTCAGCAAACACAGAGCACACCACACCACGTTGTCTGGCAACGGGCCACAACTCACCATAAAGTGACAGTAACCAGTTTTTATATAAGGAGGAGAAAACAAAAGCAGTATGAGAAGCAATAGCTTGATATAAAGGCAGTAAAGCAGCATAACCACATTTGGTAAAAGGAGCAACATAATTAAGAATGCCCGTCAACCTTTCACATATTTTATAATCTAAGGGTTGATTAATAGGAATAGATTTTAAGTATGTTGTTACTTTATGTACATGTTTATCTTGAGGTAACACTCCTGCACCATTAATGGTATAGCCCATGAAGTGTAAAGTGTGACCCCACCATTTAGTTTTTTCCACATTTAGATGTATGCCCAAATCAAGAAAAACAGAGCAAATATGGGAATAAACGGCGGTAAGATGCTCATAAGAACGGGCCCCCAAAACCAAATCATCCATATAAGCAAAAGCCAAACAGTGAGGGAAATTCCTCCTAACCATTGAAGTAAGGGCACTAGTAAACTGAGCCAAGAGAAACGGGCTAAGGCCCACTCCCATAGGTAGCTTCCTAAAGCCCATGATGAAGGGATGGGCCAACAAGTGCAATTTCCTGCCGTAGGTTTTAAACAACAGCAGTAAGGTGTTGTAAAGGTGTCTTGAGCAGATATGGTGCATTGTCTGCAATTTACTGTTGTTTCTGTTGCTGGCATCATGGGACATACAGGAAGCAAACCTTTCCAATCCAGGAGAACCAACAAGAAAGTGAGGAACAGCAGCAGGACTAACAGGTATATGATAAAACGCCGCAGATACATCCAGCGAAAGCCATTGCAGGTTGGTGGACAAGAGGTTGGCAAGTGTTTGCAGGTTTGGAACTGCAAATTTTGGCCAGTGCACTCGGGAATGCCCCCTGGAAAACTGAGAGAAGTCCACCACCAGTCTAGACTCTGAGCTATTGTAAGGATTTTTGTCCACAAGAAATATACCACCTGTAATCCTGCGAGGAGTCCTAGGAGACCTGATGGTGACATCTCCGTCGAAAGTACAGGGTCCCCAATCGTCAATGGAGGAGACAATGTGGTGGAGACAGTAGGTACCACAGGGCTTAGTGTAGTAAAAGGATCTCCATAGGCAGAGTTGTGATGATCTGAGGTGGTTAGAGCTCTCAGTCCCTCTGCAAATCCCTGCAGGTGACCTGTCTGATTTTTCATTGTCAAATGAGGGTGTGTGTCTCTCAAAGGAGGAGTTAGAGGTGTGGGTTTTCTTCTTTGATCCCGATTGGATGGAGTCTGAGGTGGTACTATGCCACGTGGTATATCCCTTATTCCTGGAACTATTATAGGCCTGGATTTGATTTCGAAAGTCTCTGCCCTTTGACCTGAGGGAGGATTGTTGTTGCTCACTGGGAGCCTTTGATTCACAGGGAATCCTTGCCAATTGTCCCAATCTATTTCTTTGTATCTTGTCATAAGTATAGCATCTAACTCTTGTTGATTCTTTGGATTTTTTAAAGACGTTGTCTGATAAATTCCTGGTTTGAATATTGCTGGATTTGTCACGGTGGTAGTGGGTGTATAATAAGTTCCCACTGTTGGCCACCATGCAGCTAATTTGTTGGGATCGAATGTTACTTTTATGTTGTTGCCCATTATGTTGCTCTAGCTGTCTGTGTTCCCAAGAATATGGTTTACCTCTAAAAGTGAGAGTTGTCTGATTTTTTCTTAAATATAGAATTCCTGATTCCCACAATGTCCATAAATAATTTGCTGCAGCAAAAAAGTGTTCTATAGTATAATTAGGATATTTATCTTTTATTCCTTTAAGTAAAGGAAAATATTTGGTAGCATTTGGGAAGAATCTAGCTGGAAATACAAGTTTTAGTCTCCTTTTTTCATTAGTAGTTAAAGGTCCAAAATAATTCTCCAACTTTTGGAATAAATTATTATCCAGATGGATTTTGGGAAATACAGGTTGTTTCCAGTTACAATTAAATTTTTCTGTTTGAGTAGAATACAAACCTGTAATAACATTTGTCTTATGAATCCACTCCAAATCAGCAGTTGGAAGCTGGAGATTGAGAGCGTCTGCGACGCGGTGATTGAGACCTTCTCCTGCGAGGAGAGGGAGTGCGTCTTCGGGGGGACCTAGCAGCTCTTGAACCTCCTCTTCTCCTAATGACTGTATGTTCCGGAAGAGTTGATAAAATGGGTGCATTAGGTGGTCTATAAGGAGCTGGAGTTCTAATCCATACTCCAAAACTAACCAAAAATTCTTGAACTGTGTGTTGTCCAAAAGTAAGACATGATAAATGAAACCATAAAGTCTGTCTTACTTTAAGTCCCCAAGTATTATTGACATGATCAACAATAATTCTTCTAACTTCTTCTGTTGTATTTTCACTCATCCATGTAATTAATCTAGTTAATTCTTCCCAACACACTAAGGCCTGTCTAATAGCAGTATGATGAGGAGAACAATGCTCCCTACCTGTTAATTCTTCTTCATAAAGAGCAGCAGCAGTGTCCACCAATGCATTGAGATCAGGAAAAAAGTCCAAAGGAAGAAAATTCAACAACTGATAAGAAGAACCAAATTCTTTATAGGGATCTATGTCCATGTCCCAAAGCCATCCAAGGCACAGCTTGGAGGCTTGAACAGTAGGACATGGAACACAGGCAAAAACAAGGCACAGGTGAAAAAGATACAT